ACATAGAATACTCTGTACTCAAGCCTGACATACGACCAAAGATATTGAATGGCTTAGACCAGATAATTCTTGGCTGTTCTACACCATCAACTTTAACAGTAGAGCCTAGCACTTCAAAGCACAGGGCTATCTGTTGTGCAGGTGGCTTAACCTCACCCTTGTACTCACGAAGCTGCATACCACAATCAGCTACATAGATTAACCTAGCTTCATGTTCACCTTCAGTAAGGTTCTCGTACTCCATCTTGCTATCTTGCTTTACGTTTGACTTTCTTTCAAATCCCATAGTCCTTCTCCTTAATGTATTTCACTGTAGTTGTTACCAAATTGTATGTCAACTTCTAAACTCCTATTCAACCTTAGCAGATTATTGACACGTTGTATAGCTTTTTCTAATAATAATTTACACCTATCTCTATTACCTTCCTTCACCTCCAATATAATTTCATCATGAAAATTAGCAGTGAGTTGCTCCCTCTCTTGTAAGATGAAACATACCCACATATCAAACAAGTAAGTACCTGTACCCTGACATAGAGTTGAGAACTTATCCTTCTCGCTTCTTAGTTTGTACCACAGTTTAGATACTGGATTGTACTGCCATAAATCTTTACCCTCATCCATCTTCTTAGTGATCATGCTGTCAGATATAGTCTTAACGCTCCAGTTCCTATCCCAGTATGCTTCACTGATTACTGTAGCTTCCTTCTGTGATATACCAAGCTGTCTTGATAACGTAGGAATACCACACCCGTACTGAAGCGCATAGTTGCCACCCTTAAAGTTGTACCTGAGTAAACTAATAGCATCAGTCTTGTTGCCATCTTTATAATCTTGCATCTGTTGTTTCGTAATAGCACCAGCAGATAGTGCAAGGTCAAGGTGTGGGTCAAAATCTGGGGTACTCATCTCAGTTACATACTCAGGGTCATGCTCCCACATGTAGTGTTGCTTGACTCTATCCTCAAGGCTTGCCATGTCACTGCCGCATAACTCGTATCCTTCCCTAGCTTTAAGCAACCCTCTTATCTCTAAACCATAGGGCTTACGAGAGCTTGGTAAGTTAACACAGACAGCGTGTTTAAATCTCAAGGTGTTGGTCAAGCCTTGTATACCTGCAATGACATAGCCTTGCTCGTCTACATTATTTAATAACCCTTTGACTAAGCCTATCCTATGCTTGACTACTGCCATATCCTCAAGCACTAGTACCTGTGGGTGGTCAGCACATAGCTTCTTGACTGAGGTGCATAGCTCACCTTCCTTAGTCTTTACCTGTGGTATCTCTCTATCATCTACATAGTTAAAAGTAGTAGGCTTCCAACCTAACATAGTTAACCAGTCCTTAACCTGTTGGCTACTGCTTGGGTTAGGCTCAACCTTACCAACAACTTCAGGTAGGACTACACCAGTAAAGGTTTTATCTAAACCATTCTTCTCAATCAAATTAAACCAACGCTTACCTGACTCAGATAAACTACCATCTTGTTTGTAAGGTAGCTTAGGTTTCATTCTCTTAACTACCTTGTCTATCTTTGGCATGACCTTATACAGTTCATTGATAGCTTCTTTATTCTTTAACTCTAAGTCATTGAGTAGTGTGTTAGCTTTGTCTACATCTAACTGCCACTTAGACTTCTCTTGTAGCATAGCCATCTTCATCTTGAATGAGAGGTAGCGTAGCAATGGCTCAGGCTCACCCTCATACAACTCATTGAGATAGTCTGACTGTATAGTCCATAGCTTATGGTTAATCTTTACATCTTCTTCACACCTGTGTAAGTATTCTTCAGGTGATAAGTTCTCCCAGTCAGTAATGATTGGCTTGGGTATACCAAACCTTTCACCCCACTGAGCAAGACCATGTCTGCCTATGTTAGGAGAGAGGTAGTAGCTAAGGGCTAAGGTGTCTACCAGTTGGGCATTGATCTTAACACCTAAGATTCTTTCTAAGGTTGGTGCATCATACCTAACAAAGTTATGACCTATGATCTTATCGTCAGGTGTTAGCTTAGATAAGAACTCAACCATCTCAGGGTAGGTAGTCAGCTTGTGGAATACACCATCACACACAGCCACTAAGCAATGTATCTTAGTAGCGTGTATGCCATCAGCTTCTATATCTATTACTACTTCCATCTGTTTGTAGGCTCCAAGTAAGTTACTGTACTCTCATCAAAGTAAACATCACAAGTGTATGACTGTCCAAAGTCTCTGTCAAATAGCATATAGAATTCAGACATGTTCTTTCTTTCTTCAGGACACTCATCAGTCCTATCCCTGCTTATACCATGACCATAGTGCATCCACTTCTCCATAGCCCTAGAGCCAGTAAACTCTGAGCTGTACACCCTAGCACCCTTCTCGTGTGGTGTACTGGTCTTATGCTTGGGGTTGACATGGCTGTAGAAGAACAGGGTTATAGGGTACAGGCTACATAGATCAGATACATCTGTACATATCTTATTCAGTTCATCATTAGCTTCACCACTTGAGAAGCGTGAGATCAATGCTGTAATGGGGTCAATGATAAAGATATTGATACCATCTAGTAGGTGCATCTCAGTGATAGCTGTGCGTATATCTTCCCAGTCTCTTGAGCCAGACCTATCATAGAATCTAACCTTGCCATCTAAGCTCTCAAGTGTAGACCTTAGCTCACTGTCCTCATAGATTGTATCAGGTCTAGTGAAATCTTTCTTAGCCTGCTTGCTCGCTAACTTCTTAGCTGTCTTGACTGGACTATTCTCAAGGTCAAACATGCCTACCTTTACACCTTCATTGTACACAAGGTGGTGTACCAGTTGGTGTTGGTGGTCTGTCTTACCAATCTTAGGGGCGGCTCCTACGCAGTGTATAGTGTGAGGTCGTATACCAAAGCAAGCCTTAGTGACAGTAGGCCAAGGAAAACTAATGCCCATCTGTGGCTTGAGCATAGCATTCTCTATGATGTCATGCACATCTACTACTTCACCCTGTCTCTCAACACTAGCATTAAAAACACAGGACTCATACAGCTCCTTCTCTTTACCAGCCACCAACATATCGCATGGGTCTTTCATTGATAGCTTGGCTACCTTAAACAAGGGGAAAAGTTTTAAGCATTCCTTAGTTGCCTTAGCTCCTGCATCATCTCCATCAAAGACTAACACTATCTCCTTGTACTTAGAGAACAGAGCTTTGTTGTTGAGTAAGTCTTTAACAGCACCACTAGCACCACGAGTAAGGCTAACAACTGAGGCTTTAAAATCCTTGTACTTATCTCCGTTGTGTTCATTGATTGTCTGGTGTAATGCCATAGCATCTAACCTACCCTCTGTAATAAAGAGCTTGTTACCACCAACGCAAGTCCAACTACCCCATAGGTCAAGCTCTCCCTTCCTATCCCCTATGCTAGAGAACTTCTTAGAGCTTACTTCTTTACACTCATAGCCAGTGAGCTGTCCTTTTAAAGTGTCTGGACTGTAGATGTGGGTGATAGTTGTTCCATCTTCCTGAGATACTGAAGCCCTAACCCTATAAGTTGAAGCTGTCTCTTGTCTTATCTTCCTATCCTCAATACCTAAAATAGGTAGAGCCTTGATATGTTCTAAGTCTTTCATGGTGTCTGCCTTATAAGGTTTAATATATCTAGGTACGACTGCATTATTGCTTACGCTTGGGTGATGAGTAGAACACGCAAAGCAATAAGAATCATTAAGCCTGTCGTCATGGTAGGTGTAGACTTGGTTGCCATCACTACTACCACAGCTTGGGCAACTAGTTTTATACCAACAACTGCCTTGCTCTTTCATTTTCTATCCTCCGAAAACATTACCTGTATCAGAAAGCATTATGTCAACTTCTTTCTGTACCTTATCAGCACAAAGGAACTCACCAAGAAGTTGCTCTTTGGTATTAACTTTGTACCACCTGAATAGGGTTTGCATCATTGCCCTAAGAGTACCAATCTGAATGTTAAGAATCTCTGCAATCTCTGGATTCTTTTTGTTCATCAAGATGTAGACTAACAACTCTTGTTGGCGAGAGGTAAGCCCTGTCTTCTCTTCATTCTTATATTTTTTGTGACCCATTTTAATATGCTCCTTGTATTTTATTTTCTTCTAGTGCTAACGAATGTTTACATACATACAATGCTAACAACTCTGACCTAGTATGTACACTAAAATGTTTGAACACACTGTATAAGTGGACACGAACAGTTCCATTAATAACACCTAGTGTGTCTGCTATCTTCTGATTGTCGTAGCCTTTAAGCATTAGCACAAAGATTTCTTGTTGCTTATCTGTTAGCTCGCTCTTATCTTTTCTGATTCTACTTCTCTTAGCTTCCATTTATTTTTCTCCAAAGTCTTGACTGGTTGATTGATCTGTGCTACCCTCTTCAACATATTCACAGCAGGGGCAGTAGACATCTACTACTAACCCCCTCCTACTATACAACACCTTCCTACATTGATACTCATAACCTAAACTTCTAAGTGCAATGTAAGATTCTCTTATCGCCCTCCTACTGGCATGACTAATCATTTAACTAAGTCCTCGTACTGCTCAAGAATCATATCTACTACATGATCTTGATACCACCCACTATAAAAAATAGTTCTGTCATCTTTATCTTCACAGAACTCAGGGTTCATCTCTTTAAATATCTGTAAGAATTCTCTGTGGTCTTTATGAGTAAGATTGTTTAGTGCTTCCT